GACTTCTGTCTATATTTGCGGCGGGAATCCTTGACCCCATCGATGATGAGAACTCAACGATGAAGGCGTCATACAACTATATGATTGACAACAAGGATGAACTGGAGGTAATGCTTGATTTCATTTCTGACACCTACGAGGACCACCAGGGAACAAATGACCTTGAAGACCTCCTCGGGGGGTTGGGCATTTCATTGAACTGATGAACGGAGTTATTAGAAAAATTATTATTGGGAGAGATCCCAAGGACGCGATGGCGTACTATGTTGGGATGCGGGCAGGTTCTGGAGAGGTTAGTGCCATCGTTTTGGATGACAAACATTTGCATCGGTACGGAAAGAAGCGGTACCTTGTCTACATTCAAAACCAAGATGGCCAGATGCTTTGGAAGTCGGTCGACAACATGCCATGCATTCTGGAGTTTGATCTGAACTTCTGATGGTACGAGGAAACCTTTACACAGCGGGAGAAGAGTTCTACCTCCCAAATGGAGAGACGTATGTGGGGGCATACCATGTACACGTAACCAAGGGAGCCATGGTAGGTGCTCGCCACACACCAGAGCCTCACGACTCTCTCACCCCGCTCACTGAGGCTGCAGCTCAGCTTATCGAAACAATTCAGGCTCAGCTCAGACAAAGACAAGATCAGGCGTCTTCCCCTATTACATCTTCCGTAAGTAGATCTTCTTCGGGGGGAGGTGGCGGAGGAGGAGGTGGATCTTCTTCTGGCGGAGGAGGAGGTGGATCTTCTTATGGTGGGAGCTCTGCCCCAGCGTCTAGCTACTAATACAATTCAATGAGAACATTTAATTTTTTTGTTGTCGAGCTCAAGAAGCTCGTCAACGATACAATCACAACGGACAGTGGACTCGAACTATACATTGATACAAAACATGATGACATGGGGGAGTTCAACTACAGGGTCACCGAAGGACCCGTGGTTTCCTCCCCCTTCAAGTTTCATACTGGAGTCAGGCCTGGAGATACACTATACTTTCATCACCTCGTCGTCATGCAGGGAGGACAAGTACTTACTGGAGTTGACGATCACTACATCGTAAAGTACAGCGAGGAGGCCCTTAACAATCAAGCGATTGCATACAAAAGTCAAGAGGACGGCAAGATTAGACCTCTCGCTGGCTGGTCTCTGCTTGAGCCAGTTGAGCAGGAGGAACTAAAAACAAAGTCTGATGTTATCGAAGTTGTCGAACTTAAAGAGAAGCTACCTACAAAAGGTCGTGTCGCTTTTACGTCTAGCGGGATTCAAGAGCTTGGACTGAAGGTAGGCGACGTGGTGGGGTTCAAAGAGAACAGAGATTACCGCATCCACATCGATGGAAAGGAATACTACAGAACTAGAATTGAAGATTTACTATACGTTGAAAATGATGGATAAAGAACAACTGATGGAGGTGCTCGAAGAAGAAGAGTGCCTGACCGCCGACGGGTTTGATGACGCTCTCGTTGGATTCACCTGTGGCCCAAATATGGTGGCTGTGTATGACGTTCAGAGAATGATTGAGATTCTCGTGGCCGAAGGCATGGATCACGACGACGCAGTAGAGCATCTGGACTACAATGTCATTGGGGCATACGTCGGAGAGAAAACACCGCAATACATGAACTTTGTCACGGAAGAAGTTCACAACGGTTGAGGCCGCGCAGCGATTGATGGCGTCGATGGAAGTGGCCATCAACAACATGATCGACGAAATCAAGAAACCTGTTGATCCAGAGATCAACGGTAGCGCACGCAAGGCAGAGCTTCAGTCCATCAAGCAGACAGCCACTGACTGTAAAGAACTCCTCGTTGAAAGACAGCGCCTGGAGCAAATGATCAAAGACCTACGAACGGATGGAGCGATCGAAGAAGCAAAAGACTACTCGGGCGGATTTGCCGAAAGATATTCAAAGTGACTGGAAGCAAATAGTATGGCAGTACAACAAGACTGACTTTAAGTTCTGGGAGGAATCCTGGAACGAAGAGTTTGAAGATTAACGTATGCGCTCGTAGCTCAGTAGGATAGAGCATCTGCCTTCTAAGCAGACGGTCACAGGTTCGAATCCTGTCGGGCGTACAAATTAAATACAATGGCTAAAGTACAAGTATCAACCTATCAGAAGAAGCAGGTCCGTCGCAAGGGGATTCATGCTAAGACAAAGACGTCCAAGACCAAGACGTCTAAGAACTATGTGAAGCGATATGCTGGTCAAGGTCGATAACTACGACGAAGATGTTATCTCGATTTGTCCCAACGGTACGCAAGGTGAAATTGTTTCAGTTGGTGATCTACACATTGCACTTCCCGCTCAGCCGCCCAAAGAAGAAATTCAAGGATATGGAGAGCCAAACCACATGCACGTGTGGAAGAGGCAACCTATGCCTGAGGAACTGTCTAGGATTAAGACTATGGATGAGTGGGCCGAGATGCCCAGAGAGTTTCGAGAAAAGTTTCGTCCGTATATCGAGGAGGAGTTTCGACGTCGGCGTCAAGGCTTTTGGTTCTATAACAACGGTACACCTACGTATATCACGGGTCGGCACTACATGATGCTGCAGTGGACGAAACTCGATATAGGGTTTCCTTACTATCTTGCATTTCAGCGCGACATCTTTTTGCACATGGCTGCATGTGAGGCTGACCCCCGATGTATCGGGCAGCTGTACACCAAGTGCCGCCGATCTGGATACACCAATATATGCTCCTCTGTCCTGGTGGACGAGGCTACGCAGGTGAAGGACAAGCTCCTTGGTATACAATCTAAGACGGGTAAGGACGCGCAGGAAAATATATTCATGAAGAAGGTTGTGTACATGTTTCGCAACTACCCCTTCTTCTTTAAACCCATTCAAGATGGAACGACCAATCCGCGCATGGAGCTGGCTTTTCGCGAGCCGTCTAAGAGAATCACGAAGAAGAATAAGACTTCGCAGACGGGCGAAGCTCTTAATTCGGTAATCAACTGGAAGAACACCACGAACAACGCCTACGATGGAGAGAAGCTCCATATACTGTATCTTGACGAGGCGGGAAAGTGGGAGAAGCCTACGGACATCAGAGATGCCTGGAGGATTCAACGGACCTGCCTAATTGTTGGACGTAAAATTGTAGGCAAGGCCCTGGTAGGAAGCACCGTCAATCCCATGGATAAAGGCGGTAAAGAGTACAAGGATCTTTGGAAAGATTCAAATCCGAGAGAAAGAAATGCTAACGGCAGGACTAGGAGTGGACTTTATAGGCTGTTTATTCCAGCTCAGAACTCTCTCGAAGGTTTTTTTGACGTCTACGGATGTCCAGTCATTGAAGATCCTAGTGATGATGTGCCTGGTATTGATGGTGATATCATCAATCAGGGATCAAAGCAATACCTGAAGAACGAAAGGGATAGCCTCAAGGATGATCCCTCGGAGCTCAACGAGGTCACTAGGCAGTTCCCGTTTACTGAGGATGAGGCATTTAGGGACAGCATTGATGGGAGCCTGTTCAACATCGGTAAGATCTACCAACAGGTAGAGTACAACGACGAGCTGTTTCCCAACCCCGTGGTGAAGGGCAACTTCGTATGGAAGGAAAAGGACAAGGAGGTCGTGTTCTCCCCAGATGTCAACGGCAGGTTCCGCGTGTCGTGGATGCCGCCGCAAAGTCATAGAAATGTCATCAGAATGGATCAGGGGAAACGCATGGCACCTCATGCGGACAGGGGCTGTGGCGGGGTTGACTCCTATGACCTGGACGCTACAGTAGATGGCAGGGGGTCCAAAGGCGCACTGCATCTGTACAACAAGTTCCACATCGAGAACCCATCAAACATGTTCGTTGTGGAGTACGCATCGCGCCCAGACCTGGCCAAGATATTCTATGAGGACGTGCTGATGGCTGCTTTTTTCTACGGGTACCCACTCCTGGTTGAGAACAACAAGTATGGCATTGTAAGGTACTTTGAATCAAGAGGTTACGACGGATATCTCATGGACAGGCCGCAGCACCTCAAGTCTGCCAACGCCAAGATCAACGTCAAGACCAAGGGTATCCCCTCGAACTCTCAGGATGTCATCCAGGCCCATGCCCAATCTATCGAGCAGTACATCTACGACCACGTGGGCGTGAATGGAAACACGGGTGACATGGGGAAAATGTATTTCAATAGAACCCTAGAAGATTGGATTGGATTTAAGATTAACGACAGGACAAAGTTTGACTTGACAATTAGTTCTGGGTTGGCTCTGCTCGCTGCCCAGAAGTCTAAGCCCAAGGAGAGAACGGACTTTACTGAGCGGAAGTTCTTTAGGCGATATAGGTAAACTCTTCATTTGTTATATTTGTGCCAATGTATAGTAGCAATAAATCGAGGAAGTCAGGCTTTCCAGATCCGTTGGCAGACTATTCTGCGAAGCAGGATAAATCCTATGGGCTGCAGTACGCAAAGGCGATCTATGAGCAGTGGGGCCAGTCTTCAGATACACACTCACTATACGGTAGAAGAAACAAGATCTTCACTAGAAGTAGAGACTACGCGAACGGAACCCAGGACACCACCATCTACAAGCAGCTCCTGAACTCTCTCGGACCAGAGAAGGGGGACGGCAGCCTGCTCAACCTTGACTATACGCCAGTACCTATACTGCCTAAGTTCGTCAAGATTGTGATGAATAAGATCTTGTCTAGAGATCCCTATCCAAACCTTGAGTCCATCGATCCCATCTCTTCTTCAGAGAAGAACAAGAAGAAAGACAGAATCAAGATGCAGGTGCAGGCACGCAAGGAGCTGCAGGCCCTGAAGGAGCAGTCGGGTGTTGTGCTTGACATGGACCCAGACGAGATTCCAGAAACAATGGAGGAGGCCGAGATGTTCATGGACACGAACATCAAGACCGACGCAGAGGTCGCTGCGCAGGTGGCTACCAACATGACGCTGTCATGGGCAAACTTCAA